TAGACCTAGCTTTAGGGGGAGGCATAAGGGAAGGAACCTGCGTGGCCATGACGGGAGACCCAAAGACAGGCAAGACCACCACAGCCCTTCACTTTGCGGCCAAATGCCAGAAGGCAGGAAAGGAAGTTTTGTACTTCAACACCGAGGGTAGGTTGGAGATTAAGAACTTTGAGGGCATAAAGGGATTAGACCCATCTAAGATTAAAATCATAGAGTCTTCAGATGATAGAATTCTATCGGCAGAAGAATTTCTCAACATGATTGAGACATACGTAAATTCAACCCCAAACATGGTAGCTATAATTGATTCCGTTTCCAACATGGTTCCACAGGTTGAGCTTGAGGGTGAGATTAGAACTGGGGTAAGGAACGCATTACCTAGGTTATTGTCTATGTTCTTCAAGAGGGTGAGTGGTTCCGTGTCGAGAACTAGAGCTATATTAATATTCATAACCCACAACATAGCAAATACTGGTGGTAGTAGATTCGCCCCAGCAAAAATGGCAGACGCAGGAAATATGCTACAGTATCAAGTGAGCACGAACATGGTAATAACCCACAGAAGCAAATGGGAGGTTCCTAAGGAAAGCGGAAACCATGTAGGCCAAATAGCCAACTGGGTTATAAAAACCTCCTCAAACGGAACCCCAATGGCTAAAGCGGAAAGCTGGATTAGATATGGCGTCGGTATAGACGAAGTTCAGGAAGTAATACAGATCGCGTGTGAGTTCAGGCTAATAAAGGCCGCAGGAGCTTGGTACACAATCAAGTGTGCGTTAGACAGTATGGAAGATAAACGTGTCGTAAAAATCCTAAAAGACAATGACATCTCTGGGGAAGAGGCCGCTGAAAAATTCTTCAAGTTCCAAGGTGTAAACAGGCTTTCTGAATTCTTAGTGGAAAACGAGAGCATGGCAGACCTTGTGTATGAGCATGTAAGGGAGCTTCTTGGCCTATGCGAGTAAAGGGTCTTAGCGGAAAAGAATACAACCTTAACCTACAATCCTACAATGTATACAACGACGACACTAAGAAGAAATCTAAATACCACATCAGAGCTAGGAGACTTCTTGGAGACCTTTTTAGTGGCTACAGAGTCCTTGAAGAAGTAAAACTTCCCGGAAGCACCGCCAGTCACAGAAGGTCGGTTCTTTACCTAGACTTCTTCATACCAAATCTAATGCTCGCTATTGAGGTTCATGGGAGGCAGCACTATGAATACGTTCCCTTTTTTCACAAGTCCAAAGCCGGACACCTAAAGGCTATGGCTAGAGACGAAGACAAACAAGACTGGTGTGAAATAAACGATATAAACTTAGTCGTTTTAAGCTATACGGATAATGATGATGACTGGAGAGAATCTCTTGAAAAACGCTACTGAAGAATTTGAAGATTTTAAAAGATCAGTCGATGACTACATAGAACTAAAGGGTATTCAGTCAATAAGCTTTACTGAAGACTTCAAGATAGCCCTCAATCTAAACTTGGATAGTCTTGATATGCTCACTCAGCAGGAGTGCTTCAACTATGCCTACACCCTTTTTGCATACGCTGGTTATGTGCAAGATGAGCACTCCCAGCAGCAAGTTGTTGTGGACTGGTGCGTCAGTAGGCTGAACTACATCATAGCAAACAACGAAGAATGTTTCCCCCAATACACTAAACACGAAATGAAGATACCAATACTAATAAAAGAGAATAGCTTTGCCTCCAAGGTTGAAAGCTGGCGTATCGTAGCCGAATCTAGACTTAAAAGACTAGACGGTAAGGAAATTCTAATTAAAAGAAAGGCAGACTGTCTAATGGAAAAAGGTAAAAGAAAATGAACCGTGAACACTTTGAGGATTATATTGGCTCTCTTTCGGAAGAAGAGCTTGAGAACCTAACCGAAGCATTAGAAACAAAGGCCAAAGGTTCTCGGCGAGATAAAGAAGAAGAGGCTCCCTTCCCATCTGTCAGCGATGACTTTACCGTCATTAGGGGAGATAAGGTCAGGAAAGGTCGAGATCCCGTTAAGGCGAAGAAGAACCTGTGGAAAGACACTGGAGAGCTTGGTGACGTTGAGACGCCAGAATTCTCAAAAACACCAAGAAACAGGCAAAAGCCAAGCAGAGTTGGGGTTGAATGTCATGTTTGTGGGAAGTCGTTTAAAATGAGCAAGTCCCTGATCTATGGGGAGTTTGTTAGATGTAACAGGTGTACTGGAAAATAAAATGGATTTAAAATTAGCCGACATCGGCGCCGAGAGAGCTGTTCTTGCTGGTCTCTTTAATTATGGTATAGACTCTTATATTGAGCTATCAACCTTAATAGACCACAACACTTTTGGCCATCATAATAATCAGGTTATATATAAGTGCGCAGAAAAGGTTATGCAAGACGGGGCCGAAATTGACTTGCCGTCAATCCTGTCTGCTGCTAGCCAGCTGAATGTCAGCGATATCGTAAACACCAAGAAAGAGCTTGAATATATCAAGTCCCTGTTTGATTTTCCCATCAAAAAGGACAATGTTATACACTTCGCTGCTCAGATAAAGAAGTTTGAGTTTGCCAGAAAAATTAAAAAGCTGGTAGCAAAGATAGGTAAAGATGTCGAATCTGTAAATGGAACAGAATCCATAGATGATATCATAGGTATTATAGAAAATCCCGTAACAGATTTTCTCCGAGAAGATGACTCTAACCAGAAAACAGAAAAAATAGGCGAGGGCGTAGACGAATACGTCGATTTCTTGGCAGAAAACAAGTGCGACCAAATAGGCGTGCCAACAGGGTTTTCAAGATACGATCTTGCTATAGGAGGGGGTCTGCGAAGGAAGTGTGTAGACTTGGTTTCTGCTAGACCTAAGGTTGGAAAGAGTGTCTTCGCTGACAACGTTGCCCTAAGCGTGGCAGGGAAAGGAACACCAGTTCTCATGCTTGACACAGAAATGTCCAAGGAAGATCACCTAAACAGGATTATAGCAAACCTTACAGGTATTCCCGTGAATGATATTTCCACGGGTAAATTTACCGAGGATGACGAAAAGTATGACAGGGTACGTAAGGCGGTTAAGCACATAAAAGAAATACCGTATACCTACGCAAGCGTTGCGGGAGCACCATTTGAGCAGATATTAAATGTTATAAAGAGGTGGGTAATACAAGACGTCGGAACGGATGAGAATGGTAGGACAAATGATTGCGTGGTTGTGTACGACTACCTCAAGCTCATGTCATCAAGCGCGATAACAAACAACATACAGGAATACCAAGCTCTTGGGTTTCAAATTACCGCCCTACACAATCTAGCCGTCAAGTATGACTTTCCGTGCCTGTCTTTTGTTCAACTGAACAGAGATGGGATAACAAAGGAAAGCACCGACACCGTGAGTGGCTCAGACAGGCTCATATGGCTATGTACATCCTTTAGCATATTCAAGGCCAAGTCAGCCGAGGAGCTTGCCGAGGACGGCCCAAAGGCTGGCAACAGGAAGCTAGTGCCCGTTGTTGCGAGACATGGCGCAGGTCTAGACGATGGAAACTACATCAATATGCAGATGCAAGGTGAATATACCAGATTGACAGAACTAAAAACTAGAAACGAGTTCAGGATAGAGCCTAACATTGACACAGGCTTGGTTAATCCCGAAGAGCTGAAAGGGTTACTGGAAGAGGTTTAATGCTAGATTTAAAAGAGGTAAACATCAGGGGTTTTAAAGAAATAGAAACCATACTGGACTCATTTGATATCGATCATGAGGTCTTTGGTGATAATATATACTGTAGATGTCCAATACACGAGGGCAGCGACAATGACAGGGGATTCTCCATCTCTACGGATAAGTTGCTGTGGAAATGCTGGACTCGTGGGTGCGAGTCTGTCTATGGGGGAGATATTTTTGGTTTAGTAAGAGGTGTACTCTCTAGCCAGTTGGTGGAAGAGGCAAGCTTTGGGGACGCTCTAAAGTATATGTGCTCCACTTTAGGTATAAAAGGGGACAATAAAAAGCCTCCAAAAAGAGAGAAGCCAGACGAGTTTGTTGAGCTTGTAAGCATGTTCACCAAGCTTTCAGGCTCTCAGGGGCCTAAAGCTATTGAAATTAAAAAGTATGACCTACAGCCCTCAAAATATTTTGAGTCTCGCGGATTTAGCTCAGAAACCTTAAAACACTTTGGGGTTGGTGATTGCCACAGTAGAAACAGCGACATGTATCAAAGAGCCGTAATACCAATCCGAACTCCGGCAGGAGACTTGTTCGCTTACCTTGGGAGATCCATCAAGGACTACATAAAGCCAAAGTTTCTGTTTACGTCTGGCTTTGACAAAAGGTTCTTCCTGTATAACCTTGACCTTGCGGCGCACCGAGCTAGAGAGACTTCGGCCCTTATTATAACAGAAGGTCAGGGGGATGTCTGGAGACTATTTGAAAACGGGGTAAGTAACGCCGTTGGCATTTTCGGCAAGACCATAACCAAGCAGCAAGAAAATGAAATGTTAAAAAACGGAATAACTAAACTCGTAATACTAACCGACAACGATCAAGCCGGAAGAGAGTCTAAGATTCAAATACAGAGAAGCCTTAGTAGGAATTTCACCCTGATTTTCCCTAGGTTTTCAGGTAAGGATATCGGAGACATGAACAAAGGTCAGGTCATGAATGTCTTATCGCAAATAAAGGGACTATATTAATGACTAGAATAATAGGAATATCTGGAAAAAAGCAGTCTGGAAAAAACACCGCTGCCAACTTTTTGCACGGCCTTGCCTTGAAGGGTAATGGTCTCGCTCCAGACTTTAGTATCGACGCCGCAGGAGAGCTGGTTGTCCTCACCGACTCTGGATGGGGAGTGTTTGACATAACGAGAAAAGACACTGCTTTTGTTGAGTATGCGGACCTTAACATGTGGCCACACGTTAAGCTCTATAGCTTTGCTGATGGCCTCAAGGGTCTTTGTGTTGAGTTTTTTGGTCTAAAACCGGAGCAAGCATACGGAACAGACGATGAAAAAAACACGAAGACTAAAGTAAAATGGGAGGACACGCCGACTTGGCAAAACAGTAGCCTCAATCTGAATCGTGGATTTATGACATCCCGTGAGCTCTTGCAATATTTTGGAACCAACGTTATGCGGAAGATGCACAAAGACGTGTGGGTAGAACACACAGTCAATAAGATAAAGCGTGAACAAACAGAACTAGCCATAATAGCCGACGTTAGGTTTCCAAACGAGGTGGAGGCAATACTGAGCGCTGGAGGAGAGGTAATAAAGCTACAGAGAGCGCCACTAAAAGACAATCACGAAAGCGAAACCGCGTTAGACGAGGGCAATTTTGACCAGAGCAAGT